CTTTCAAAGCTAGAGATAGAATTAAAGAATGTAGTGATTGCACGAGCATTTGTCTCTTGAGTCACAAGCTCTGGGTGTAGTAGCATGAAGTTAATACAACGTGTATCAATCCCTGCTTCTTCCGCCCAACGAGCCCATACGTTTACATCAAACTGTAAGTTAGCAGTAATGTAACGTGTTTTCTGTGCAGCATCAATAGAGTTAACCATATAGTCTCCGGTATCAGGATTTGCGGTTAACACAATATGCCAGTCCTCTGGTAAAGACCAAGAGATGTACGTTTGACGATCAATCAGTTCCATTACGGCCTGAATAAATCTAACGTCTGCACGGTTCCAGTCATCAAGAAGCAGGATACCACCTTTCTTCTTATCCGAGATCCACTCTGGTGCAGCATATGACATACGGTTTTTACCTGTCATCTTGTAACCATTGTTTAAATAGTCACTAACTGCGAGCTCACTTACCCACTGCCCAATCTTCTTTGTAACAGAAGAATTTTTGGCTAGCTGTGCAACATCTTTGGATGCTGCGGTCTTAGCACCGTAGTTCACTGCATCACTCTTACCATTAAGAGATACAACTTTTTCTTTATACATTTGGAACTCTCTAACTGGGAAACCCACGAGATCACCTAGCTCCTCAATTTGAGCTAAGTTTAGTTTTACAAAATCAAGTCCGTGCTCCTCAGCAATTTGTTTTACTGTGGATGTTTTACCAATACCTGATTCACCTAGAACTTCTATAGCAACAGGAAGTTTTCCCTGGTCTTGTAGAAATCTATTGTTTTTAATAATGTGGCCCATAAAGCCTCTTAGGTCATCAATGTTTAAATTTACTTGCGCCATAATTGTTTTAATTTAATTGTATTTTTTTTCCGGGTAATTCTTCGTTAATCTGACAATGACTGCTATGTACCCACAAAGCATTCTTGGGACAGTTATCTGGAGGCCATGCCTCACCATCCGTAAAATATATAAGAGCTGTGTACCGCCCATATTCATTATAATGATCTATTACAGGTTGAAAAGATGTTCCACCTCTACCACCTATTTCCCAATCACGTTTAGGATTAAACTCTTTAATAGAATTAATTTTTGTGTCACACTGTACAATTGTGATCTGATGACCAGTCTTGTGCATATGTGTTAACTCAGACCAAAATTCTTCAAGTTCCTTTTGACTTACAGATCCTGAAGTATCAATACCTACACAGATATGATTTTTGAATTTGATCTTTAGTCCTGGATTTTCAGAATACCTTTTATTATACTTACGTCTAAGCTTCTTTGTATAAACTATAGAAGAATTACCAACAAATCTTCTGAGGTAACCACGCCAATCAAACTTGGGTGGTTCTACATGACGGAGTCTTTTAATTAAGTCCGCCAACTCACCTGGGATATTACCTTGTCTCTTTTCAGTCATTTCAGCATTCTCTTTGATCTGATGCTCAACCTGCTTCTGAATTAACTTCTTCTCTGCTTCAGGTAACTCCTCAAAGTCATCCCATGTAGCATGATCAAATGGAGTACTTCCATCCATCTGATCCATCAATTCATCAAGAGATGGAGATGAACCATCTTGACGAGCCTGTTCTAATAATTCATAATATGTTTTAGTACCAGCTCTTGCAGGAAGATTTAACTCTGGAAATGAATTCATAGTTATACCACCATCAGGAAGATAGTCATCATCAATGTATTGATTGATCTCCAAATCCGCAGCTATGTTAAATAGCTTTTTATCTGAGTACTGATCTCTAACTAACAGATGTCCAAATGATATATGAAGAAGTTCATGCTTTAATAAACCAATTCTATGTTTATCATTTAAATTTGTGAAAAATTCAGGGTTAATTGCAAGCTGTACACCAATGCCGTGTTTACTAACACCAGCAGTAGGAAGCTTATCTGTATAAACCTTATTAAGGCCAACTAAAAAGAGCCCATAAAAGGGCTCTGTAAAAATTAGGGTTTTGCTTGCTTTTGAAACTAAGTTTGCTACCATTTTACTTTAAATTTACCATCTATGAATTTATATTCTTTTGTTAAAGCCTGAAAGTGCTCAATAACTAATGATTCATAGATATGTTTTATATTTTCTATATTATCACTTTCTAACCTTGATATACTATTATATATCTCTTGCATTGTGAGATCTTGATAACTCCACATGCTCTGACCAAGCATCTCTATAAGATGACGTCTGCCACCATATGAAGTTTTTTTAAGAATGAGTCTTATAATCTCTTGCTCAGGGTTTAAGTTTTTAATTGTCTCCAAGGCCATTTCAACATCTTCTTTATCTGAAGAGTTTAACATCTTAGATAAATTATTAAATACCTCTAAATCTATTTTTAATATTTCTTTTGTATCCATTAGTCCTCTATTTTTAAGGTTTTTCTCATCCAATCTGGTTTTTCCTTTCTGTTCATATGAACAATCCATTCTTTTGCAGATGGGATGTAATTATTGCAATCTTCTTTAACATGTTGTTCACCAACATATCTTGTATAAACGGTTTTACCGTCAGAATTAATAAATGATTTACCAAAGATTATTTCACATTCAAATATACCTTCACTGTGGTGACGATATAATCTATGCATAGAATGTCCTATCCACTTTTTAGTTTCATCAAACCACTCATGTATTTTAATGTAATCTTCAGGAATGCCTCCCCATTTTTTTACTGAGGATTTAGCATGTAAAGAAGGATGAGCCATCAATCATCAAATATTAAACTACTCCATGCATATTCATCTACAGTTCTTTGATAGTAATTGGCATCAATTGATTTATCTTTTACATTAATTGTTACATTGCCATATCCACCGTCATTATTTACCCAATCTCCACCATAGCTATTAACACAATCTTCAACTAAAGAATATATATAATCTTGTAATTCATGATCTGCTTCATAGTTTATTAGATTATCATCAATATCATAAAAAGTATAATCATGAACTTCTCCAGAATCACCCTGACCATCAAATTCAGCTATTACTTTTTCTATTCCGTGATCCATCAATTTGCTCATTAATGGGAGCAGTTTCATCGGTTCTTTTTCTCTTGCCATAATTTATAATTTCAATTATTACTCCTGGCTTTTCTTTATCATATTGGTAAGGATTAAATACAGGAATGATAAATTCCATATTATCATCTTCTATCCAACCATGTGTTACCATGTCATCTTGCACTGTCTGTGCAGGATTTATGTAATCAAACTTATGTTTAGTACCGCGAATAAATGTGAAAGCAATTTTGACTGGTAGTTTATGCTTCTTTAGTTCTTTCTGAAACTGAGATGCATATTTTAAATAGAAAGGTTTTGTGTCCTTCCTATATTTCATAACTGTTTTACTAGATATGAAGTACTTGCCTGTCCATCTTCTTCCATTTTTACTACTAGGTACATTACCTGGTATAAAATATTTAGCCATATTATTTATGTATAGTCTCCTTAAGGAGAGGTTTTAGATTAGCATGAACTTCATCAAAGCCATACTCTTTTACTGCATCTGATATATCTTTTGCTAGATCTAAAGCACAACCATTTATATCATAGTTCTTTTTATAAACAGCTATTGCTTTTTTACCTGCCTCATCATTATCAAATAAGGTTATTATCTTTTTGTATTTAGTTTTTAGGTTTTCAATTACATAGGGTTTAATTAAAGTATTCTCACTGTCTGGAGCAATGACCTCAAGATTATAACCAAATCCGGCTAAACACATCACATCTTTTAATGAAGATGCAATAACCAAATAAGGTTGTTTATACTCCAACTGATCTAAACCTTGAATATAAGATTCAATCTTATAAAACTTAAATCCATCACGAAGAGGCTGATAAATTTTAAAGATCTGACCATGTTTATTGTAATAACCATACATGTTTTTGCCACGTATAGTCTTTTTTTCTACGGTCCCATTAATAGACTTAACCAAATTATAGTAATCAATAGGTCTAACATTATATTTATTCAACATACTGCTACCAATCCTATAATTTAGCCAATAAACCGCATCATCCTGGTTCCAGGACCGTGTCTTTACTAGCTCAACTTCCCATTTAGGCTGAGGTTTGAATTCTATCTTAACTGATCCATTTTTGGATACAAACTTATTGTAGTCATTAATCATCTTTTCAACTGCATTGGGATAATTTAAATTAAATATGTCTTGAATGAGGTTAATCTTATTACCACCTTTACCAGTTGAGAAATCTTTATACATATAACAACGCTTTGCCTTATCTACATATAAACATAAACTAGGTGTACGTTCTGAAGGATTCCATATAGATTTTATTTTTATATCCTGCCCATTAAGATGTTCACTGAGTTTGAGATAGTACTGAAAAACCCAGTAACTTGGAACAGAGGATTCATCTGAAACTAAGTTTTTTGTATTTATCATAAAACAAATTTAAAAAAAAGTAGAGGGGAACACGCCTTACAGTTCCCCTTTAATTAGTGATTTTGGCCTACTAAAGCTACTTGCTTGTTATGTTTTACATTAAAACACCCGCGCACGCAGGAAAAAGTTTTATAGATCAAAGTCATTCCCTGCATTAGAACTAGCAGGTTCAAAACTTGATGTACTTTGAGTTTTCTTTAACTCTCTTACATGTTCTTCTTTAGAGAACTTAAATAATCTAGAATTTTCTGTATCAAGAGCTTCTAATGCAACTCCATCTTTAGAATTTCTTGGTAAGAATAAATCATAGTTGATGTAACCTTCTTTATTCTCCCATTCTCTACCACCAATACATGCATTTATGAAAGTATCTCCAGATAATACTTTATCTGCAGAATCCATAAACTCTTCAATTGTATTAGCTTCTATTGAATCAAGCTCATCACGCTTACCTAATACTTCAGATAGGTAAATCATAGCTCTAAGAACTTCTGTATCTCTACTTACTTCTCTACCGCTAGGTAAAGTAGCATCTTTAAATGGATACGGACTTAATCTAACCCGACCAACTTGACCTTTGTATCTAGCGCCATTGGGATTATTGGAATCTACAAGAAATCCCTCAAATTCTCCACCAACTGGTTCTGATTCTACATGTAATACTACATTATATGCCTCCCTATCATAAGGGGTTTGATCAAATGTAATACTGTTAATTTTCACTTTCTGATTACCAACATTAATTACTGGTCTTGCTTTGCCGCTTCCGGCATTCATGTCTTTTGTACTTAACATACTTTTTAATTAATTAATTATTTACTATACTCTATGATGCAATCTTTAACATATTGCAAATCATTTTCTATAAAAGATTCTTCAAACATACCCATTGGAGATTTACAAGTGTTTTCTCCGTTGGTCTGAGTTTCAAATCCATATTTGAGAGTCCCGTCTTCTTCTTTTATTACTTTACCAAAAAGTACAATAGAAAATAAGCCCTCTAAAGTTAATGCATTATCTATCATTTTACCAACAGTTTTTGCCTTAACTTTTCTGTGCCCGTTCACATCAGTTGATTCTTCTGAATGAGTTAAGAAAAAGCAGAATAAGTTATCTCTCAAATCTTTGGGCATTTTTGCAACCTGAGCTAGGTTTGAAGCTATTGAGGTGAATTTATCATATCCTTTTTCATTTGCTCTATCAAAATATTCAAAAGCGGACATATATTGCCAATCATCAATAACTAAATTAGTTATATGAGGCATTTTATCATTTACATGTTGTATTGCTTTAATAATTCCATGAGCTGATGACGCATTTGTCATATTACCCGTGGGATTATCTTTACTAATTAAAGTATACTTTGATTTCCAACCCTTAAAAGGTAAAGGTTTATTTGCAATGTTGATCCAAAATGTTTCTTTTGGATCTAAATTTCTACCAGAGGTAGATTTACCTGACCCTGAGTCAGCAATTACTAAAACGCTTTCTGCCATTATTTATTTATTTAATTGTTTTGCTATTGTTTCTAATGCTACTGCAATTCTTTTTAGATATTGCTTCATATCTGCATCAGGATTTGGAAGAGGTTCAAGATCAAATATAGTTTTTACTTCTTCATTTCTATTAGTAATATCATTTACAACAATGAGTTCATTAACTGGAACTAGATGGCGCTCAAATCCAGAGTTACTAGTTATAAGTTCATACTCCTCTTTAAAATGAGGATTGTGTTTATGAAGATATAATGTTCTTTTTGGATCTTCAGATACATAATCTATACTTACAAATTCTGTATAGATATCTTCTGCCTTTTCAAGTTCACTTGGAAAAAAAGATACATATAGATCATCTTTACCACTTGGCCTATAAGCCATCTTTGGTATGTATAATGCATTAAGATTTCCAATTGTTTGGAAATAATCTTCATGCTCTTCTCTAAGTTCAGAGACTTTCTTTTTTCTTTCTGATGGAGTCATTATTTTACTTTTAGTACTTATCATCTTCTATCTTGTTGTTCTGGTGTAGCCATTTCAGATATTTGCATTTTCTCAAATTCTCCTCTAAAGAAACTCATACGTGTATCACCATTTCTTGCTTTAAGAAAGTGTAATACAAGAGTTCTGTCATCTTTTATTATATATCTGTCTGGACCATAATATCTAATTTTTTGTTTTGCAGGACGATTGATTCCAATTAAATTATCTGCATGTTGTAACATTGCATCTGAACCAAATATATCTGATTCTAA